GGACGCGTTACTTAACGCGCGTTCGCAACCAATGGAGGATCGCTACAAGCTTAACAGTTTTTAGGGTTCTCCGTATACCTTTACTAAACTTCCGTACAAAGGAAATTGGTAGCTTAGGCTTTGAGAACAAGCGAAATTCCCGCTCGGGAATCTTGCCCCTTAAGACCTCTGCTTCTGCCTTTTGTACGTCACCTATAGGAGACAACATAGAAGACAGCTCTTTATAAACTAACTCATCGCTTTCAGAAACTTCGTAAGAAGTTTCAAGCGCTTCGCCAAAGGCGTTAACCACATCTGTTAGATGTGGATCGTTCTTTGCGAACTCCCACTGTTGCACGAGCACTGGAGGAGAGTTCTTATCGTTAAGAACCACTCCCATTGCTCGCCCAACATCACGTCTCATCAGTACGTCCACAGCTGGGCTGTACAAATACCCAAATCTGGGGTACTGCTCATCACATATTTTCATAAGGATGTTATATGAGATCCCGTATTTTGAGTAACGGGCGCGTTTCTCTGTAAAAAGACGAAGATCTTTCTTATTTGCATAAGGAATCAACGTCGCAGAGTCGTGGTATTTTTGGAATTGGTGGACTAATTCAATATCCTTTCGGATACCCGGATGAACCTTAGTGCCTAAAAATCTAAAACCTCTTGGTCCATACTGTCTAATTAGACCCATAGGGTCATCGTAGAACTTGAATGGAGAAGCTTTAAAAACTTCTAAACTACCTTTCTTATCGATGATTTTTCCTACAAATTCAGCAAAAATTGAATTTGAGAAGAGAGATTTCGTAGTGGAAATTGGGACTTCGTATATACTTAAGAAATTAAGTACTAATCCATCCAAGTATGACTCGAAAACGAGATCATCTCCCACCACTGCAAATCTACCTTTGGTGTTGCCGAAAATCAGTAACATGTTTACTAGCCAGATGGTAAAGAGTGCAAATGAACCCTTTAACCCCATAGGAGTTCCGTATGTCCAACGCATATTGGTATATGCGCCCCACCAGTCCATTCGGCAGATCTCTTGAAAAACATTCAAGTCTTCTTCGAGATGTGGACAAACTTGACGTAAAACGTCAACCTGGGGTAACATCGGTACGTTATCGGTTGCAGCTTTCAGATCAAGGGATGTTAAAATGCATCCTTCTGCCAGTTTTCCTGCGACCCATTCAGCTCCGCTATCCTGGTCATATACATAAGAACCAGGTAATCGCTTTACGAGTTCCATAGCCGTATTATGAATACGTGAACAAAGTAACTGCAAAATCCTAAAAGGGTTCGCAATTAATCTTGTTTTTAGGCCCCTGTCCTTCACGAGAAGGGCAGTTGTACCCGCTACATCCCTCACAGACGACTTTTGCAAAGCCTGGAAGTGAGTTTTCGGTGGCATATCTTTCCCTATAAGGGAAGCTACGTAATCATAATGGTTTACGATTAATGTAGGAAAGTGTTGCATAGTTTCGATATGTTCCTTAGGCGTGATATCGATTTCCGGCAGATTCTTCTCACGATTAAGTGGTGCTTTTGAAGTAGAAAGTGGGTAAAACCGATCATAACTGATCGATTCTAATCCTCTTGATGTTTCAAACACTTCATGCGAGGGCGTAAGCCTTAAGTAATCTACCTTTTCATAGCGTTCGCAAATGGCGTAACGATGATGGGACCAGACAGAGTAATCAGGGTGCTTAGCTTTAAAAATGCCGTAGCATCTTAAAACTCTTAACGCCCGTCGTAATCCGCGCCGGCCCCGAAGAGCTAGACGAGAGATAGGTCGCAATGGACCGTACCACGTCGTGTCTACATGCCGCTTGTAAATCTTCTTTACCGCTATAAGATCAGTAATTCGAGACTTCAGCATTGAGACAAGGTCCTCTGGACCTCTGTTAATTTCGTACTTTTTCATATATCCTAATACACCTTGTATTTCGGTATTAGATAAAGTACATGCCTGCATGATCCCCTTTAGGTTCCGATAATGCTTCTCTATATAGATATAGCTGCCCTTACTCATAATAAATATACTCCTTTACTATAAGGAAAAACAGGTTAGCACTCAGAAGGCTGAGAGGGACCAAAACCTAGATCACCGACGAGGGTCACCCCTAGGG